ACCAACTTCACTTCGTAATTCTGAACCAACACCACCACTTTCGTCTGAGACACGAACCAAATAAAAAATCATATCCTTATTCTGCTCCATTGCTGACTCCAACTGAGAACCATAAACCTCACCAACGGTATGAATTTTTTTATCAAAATCGTAATTATCCTTGATATATTGTTTAACCTCATGCGCTTCATCCACAATATAATCAATGACGCCGGGCATATTACAGTATGCCGTCTGACAAATCTTCTTAACTACTGCTCTATCCGGAATTGGTTTTGAGTCACTCAAGATATCCAAAAGATGTTGCTTTTCATCTTTAATTCGGATACCCATAATAAAACTTGAAGAAGAACTATTACTTACAAAACCCATTCTAACTTTCATATGTCGTCTCCATAACAAAACAACTACATTTACTTCTTAATTTTTGCTCACACTTTTGATGCCTGTTCATTCACAATGTCTTTAAAATTGGTCGGTATATAGTGTCAGATGCATTACCAATATCACCATGATACAAATCATATACTGGACAAAGTCTGCAATCACCACAAATATGCGGGTGTTCCTGCTCAGTCAATTTCTTGCGAAAACGAAGTGTCTCAGGATCGTTCCAAACTTCCATAAAGTCCTTCTTACCAAGAACATTTACACCAGACCAACCAGGTTGATCCTCAGTAAATGAACAATGCCAATAAACACCATCCACATTGATATAACTAGAGAACAACCCAGATTCACACGACTCGGCCATCTCGGCATAACGATCGAAGTTCTTATCATTCTTCATAGAATACAGGAAAATAGGAGCAGTGCAAGAATCGAATCCAAGTTGTACCTCACGGTCAAGAGCATGGTCAATAAGACCTTTGTACTTGGCAACATCCTTAACGATATTCATTCCATTTCGCTTGCCCTTGGGTTTTAGAGTAAGGAACATTACGGCCTTCAAGTGTTTGACTAACCTCTCGTCCGTAGCGGCATCCTCAATTAGATCATGACACTTTTGCAAAGTTTCAACCGATACGACTTGGTGAATGTTGCATTGGTGAATGCCAGCCTTGCTTAGTAGCTGAATTGCATCGTAACAAACGTCCTTATCATGGTACAGACTAACTGCAACGCCACCACAATACTCACCCAAAATCTTCACCCACTCATCTGTGAGCCCATATCCGTTTATGGTGATGTTAGGTGCAACGCCATGTGCTCGACAATACTCAAACATCTTAACCAAATCGGTACACGAATCCATATCCCCGATTCCGAATGCGATCTGGGTCAGTGTCTTAGGCATTGAGTCGAATATCTGTTTGAATGTGTCAAACGACATTTGCTCACCCTTGGGGATATTTGACTTGTAACAGTGCTTGCATGGTCCCTGATCTGTACCATGGCAAACAGTTGACACCTCTAGGTCGAGGATCTCAGGACCGAAAGGTGAATATTTCGGGTCATCTGCTGTGGTTTTGCCCCAACGAGCAAAATAACCCGACTGTTTATCAAACACGAAGTTGTATTCGTCTGATACTAGACGCTTATGCTGATCATTTTCTAAGATTGTGTATTTCATCTAAATTTAAAATAGTTTATGTGGGCCCGGAGGGACTTGAACCCCCAATCTACGAATTATGAGTTCGCTGCCTTGACCATTCGGCTACAGGCCCATTGTTCTACACGAATTCCAAAAGATCAAAAATGTAATCTGGTTCTAGACCAAATTCTTCCAAGAGAAGCTCTTCTGGATCAGTCATATCTTCTGTTGCACTCTTAATCCATTTAATGACCTCGGATTCGGTCATGTCCTCACGATACATTAAAACCTGCACCAAATTATTCATTCTACATTGACCAATAGGTTTCCGAACTAGGATCGCAACACAGAGGGGTATTAACAGGTTGAGTGAACTCCTTCCCACTCACCAAATTGACTTTTGTTTCCGTCTTTTCAATACCCTTATGGAAAAAGTCTTTATGAGCGATTAGCCACTCCTTGGGATCAAGTTTTGCTTTGGAGCGAACAACTTTAGCTCCTCTCCAAGTATCCCAAGATGATTTATAAGTCTTGGGATGTTGATACAAGATGGTTGACTCTTTGTGATAGATAACAAACATGATTACATATCCCGGTAAAGAACTACTGCGGGGTCCTGCCCCAGAATCTGATTCAACTCAGAAGCAGCGTCGTCATGCCACCCCATAACTTGTCGAATTTCCTCGGCCGTCTTGTCCGTTTCCATAGTGTACCGAGAAACCATACCGCCATAGACGACAATCGAACTCACCAGCTGAGCAATCTTCTTAGCTTGTTTCTTGGAAAGCATCACAATCTCCATATCAACTAACAATTACAATTATACAGGAAATGAAATAAAATGCAATATTTTACATAAACCATTGAATAGTTTAGAGAATTTTACTTTGATAAATATTCATTGACACAAGAATTTAGCAATTCCGCTAAAACAGATGTCTATAGGAGAAAACAATGACTCAAATTACTTTCGCAAGTGGTCAGTACCCAAAAAGAATGACCGGAACAATCAAATTCAATGCAGGTGGTTCTGGCACCTATACAATAGGGGAGAGTGTTACTGGATCTGGGTTCTCAGCAAGGGTTATCAAATGGGACGCTACCAATTACAAGCTAACAGTCAAGGAAGTCTCTGGCACTCCGTCTGGAGTGATAACTGGTGGTAGTTCAGGTGCTGCATGGACTGTTGCAACGGTTAACTCAGTAACTTCTGGTGGTATTGCAGTTAAAACTGGGGGTTGGAACCTAAGAGAAACAAATCATGGGATTACACGATCAAAGGTTATTGGTGGTCGTGTATTAGCAGAAGTTCTGTTAGCATCTGCCAACCTATTATCCAAGAGAACTGACTTCGCTACAATTCCAGCATTTACATTGACTGCGTTTACTTCAACAGGACCTTATGATGTAAGTGATGGTGATCTAATTACATTTACTATAACATCGTCTGAAGCAATTGAAGTTGTTGGTGCACCAACATATGCTATTACTGTGGGGGCCAATGGCAGAACAGCAACATATTCCGATATTGATTCAGGTGGCACAGTCATGACCTTCCAGTATGCGGTTACTGCTGATGATATTGCTGGTCCTATCACATTAACATTAGCAGATGGGGACTTCACCTTCCCAGCGGGTGCAGCATTCCTAGACAAAGCATCAGGTTCTGTTCTAGCTATGACTGGTACCGTATCAGCAACGGGTGGCCCAGTAACACAGGGTACAGTAACAATACAGGCTTAATTAGTTTTAAATAGACGGAAAAGCCCTCCTAGGAGGGCTTTTCTTTACTTCTCAGTATTTGCTCTAACTTCAGCAAACGTCCATTCCTTAGTAATTTTACCATTAAAGAATACAGTTACTAACTGACCATCTCTTGACTGTATTTTGCCAATCAGGACATCCTGTGATTCCTCCTGCCATGAGTACAACAGTTTCACCAGGAAAAACACGATCTAGATCATTTGGACATTCAATAAAAATCATACTTCCCTCTCATCTTCTGATAGTTTATACTTTGTTGCATATACAGGAACCTTGTCAATAATTTCATTTAGATCAAACTCCATATTAACACCAAACACTTTCTCTTTGATGAAGTAGTGAGTTGAGCTGGCTGTATATGTGCGACCCATATCATTATAAGGAATAGAAATGACGTATGGTCTGACTTTATACTTCTTTCCTTTTATCATGACTTCCTTTATATCATCTACATACACCTTATTAACACTGTAGATGTCATATTCCCAGTCATTTCTGTAGCTTAATCTATCACCAGTTTTCATGATACCGACTCCATTAAATAAAGTACTTCACAATAATAGTGATCCTCAAAGATCACTGCCTCCATCTTGTCTAACTTATTGAATTCTTACAACCATATGATTTCCATCAGAATAATACTTCTCGTACAAACTATTTAATAGAGATCTAGAGTTGGACGTAACAAAATACTTATTGGTTTTCAGATTCAGAATTGCGTATTTCAGTTGCATTGGTATTCTCCTCAACAATCTCTACTTTATCGGGAATGTTCCTACTAAACTGTGAAACTGGACACACAAAATACCTAACTAACATATTATTTATATATCTAGACACACCAGGATCTACCAAGGCGAACTTTCTACCATCAATTGAGATTTCATCTAGTATTTTTACCGTTTCCATAACTTAACCTATACCAAACTGCGTCATCTAATTTCTCAAAATAAACATTTTCTGACAATGAAATGTTTGGCCAATAGAACCTACCATTAGATGGATAATCTAATAGATTCTTATACAAATCAAATGGTGTATCATCAAATAGACACCAAACACTAACAGGATACCAACTACCAATAACTCGTTTATGATTATAGTGTTTCATACTTCCCAAGGAAAGACAACCCAGCGTTTATCAATAGCTCGATTGATACTATTAGTCCAGTAATTCGGAGTAAAGACTCGCTGATCAGTATTATTCCACAATGAAACAACCTGTATGTTTGGTAAATTCAATTCAGAATATTCTTTTATCGAGGAGAATAGTTCTTTCATGGTTACTCCAGAATCCACAATGTCTTCGACAATCAAAAACTTTCTACCTTCCGTTGAACTAATGACAATATCAGTCCACTTCAAATAATCTCGTTCAAGAAAATCTCTAGTCGACCAATTTAATGGAATTAGTGGTTTATTGAATTTGTGAGATAGATATGTTGCTGGTACTAATCCACCTCGCATAACCCCAACCACAGCATCTGGTATAAAATCCTCTGCGTTGCACCACTTATATAAACTAATAACGTCTTCTTCAAATAAGGTTTGATTGTATGTTATCAACTCAGCCATATTACGTCCCCACTTTATTAGAAAATAGTACAGATTGCAACCTACCACTAATATGATACCCTTCTTTAATGGCTCTAGTAGCAATTCGTTCAAGACAATCAGTATCTGTTTGCTGTTCCTTAGTGCTCCCAACTGGCATAACATAAATCGGTGGTAATGGAAAATGCATCTCCCTCAATTCGTTAACCTTCTCATTAAGTTCATTCCACGCAGCATCACTATCATTCACCACGAATTTTAAATGACCGCTTACATTTTCAGAAAAATCGAAATATGAAGCAATAACATCTGGTTTCCATGAGTCGGTTTCCCCGGAAACATTAAACAATTTTGGTGATACATTCCAATTTATATAAGATGCAGATTTACCTGATCTGGTACCGTCATGCATATCATTTGCCCACTGAATAAAATCTTTCTTCAAAGGTACTGTTCCATTTGTTTCAATTTGAATCCACCATGGATACAAATCAATATCTTCAATTGAATAATTTGAAAATGCAAAGTTCCAAAAATCAACAATTTTCATCTGTTGCAACATTGGTTCACCACCAGTAAAGCAGATGTCAATCTTATTTTCTGTTAATGGATGCTGCCAACTAATAACCAATTGACGCAACGAATCGGCCAATTCCTTATTAGTGTAATCCTTGGCTAAGTGTTTATACAATGGAGACCAACTATACCCGGAATCGCAACCGTATTCAAATATTGGTAACTCATTTAAATTTTTGGTATTGAATACACCTTCAATTGAAAATTGGGGTAGAACCCACGTAGATGGGTTCGTTGGGTCTTTTTGCTTAAAACCTGAACAATTTAGGTTGCAGCCAAATAACCTAACAAACGCTGTTAAAACACCTGTTCTATTTCCTTCACCCTGAATACTAAGAAATGGCGGTTCGCCTAGACGCATGATTAACCTTTCACCAAAATTACATTATAACAATCTAATCTAATTCCTTCAAATTTACAGACTGCATAATTAGGTAATCCACCCAATCAGCAGCCATAGTTTCACTATCAAAGTATCTTACATTAGTGTACTGAAAAATGGGGTTAAATGCAACTATGCAAATAACCCCATCATTATTGTTTACTGAAGTTTTAAACAACCAGTCACCTCGTTGAATTAATGGTAAATAGGTGACTGGTATGTTTTTCACTTAACTTCGATTTTCTTTGGGGTTTCCTTTTCAGGAACCATTCGATCAAGAATAACTCGAAGCATACCATTCATCATCTCAGCATTTTTGACAACTACACTATCTGCTAATGTGAATGTCTTAGAGAACGATCTCTCAGAAATACCTTTATATAGGTAGTCATCACTTTTCTGATTGACACTTCCTGAAATTTTCAGTTGGTCTCCATCAAGAACAACCTCAACATCTGATTTCCCAAAACCAGCAAGGGCCATCTCTATAGAATAGCTATTTTCACCAGTTCGCTTGATGTTGTATGGTGGGAAGTTCTGTGTAATGAACTTTCGATTACCTTCAATAAGGGAATCTAGTGTGTCAAACATACCTTCAAAACCAACCCAATTTGGTAAATACTCTTTTACTTTAGTCATACATTTCTCCTTCTATGAAGCAAGAATACACTTGAACAGCAAGTGCTACCGATTCGAGCCCATTAGGCACTCAAATTCTTTTTGGACCTACCACCAACTGAGTACTTAGCCTCCAGTTGCCAATCATTTTTCTCTGAAAACGGAATAACCTTAACTGTACTTATTTTTGCCCTCTCACCTAAAGTTGACTTAACTTTAAGCAAACCCCAATCTTGCAGCAACGACGCTATCAGATTTCTGCGTTTTACATCATCTTCACTAATATCAGATGACTTACCATCCAAGGCAAACATCTCTTTAAAGTGCATCAGGTAATAATTACCTCGTTTGTGAAGTATATGCACTGACTGATACAATGTTTTAGTTCTTAGTGATGGTATACCTATTCTAGTTAGGGTCTCTTTAACCTTTAAGAATGCATCCGGATCATCCAACTCAATCTGAACTCCCAGGATATTTCCGTTTTCTTGAATTATAGTCATAATTATTCACCTTTTCTTTCCGCCATAGTTTTGTGATTCTTTTATTTCTTCTAATTGTTCATCGGAAAGTAACTTTAAATACTGTTCCGCCACACTTTTATTTATGCAGAAATAGTTCATGATATTGGATAAATTTTCCTCTAATTTATCAGCTTTTGCCCACTTCCCCCAACGCTTACCCTTAGGTACTGCATTTAAATAAAAATCAAACTGCTGATCCTTATCCAAGTGTGCTCTCTGATTCATTTCATTAGCGAAAAATACAGTATCCATAGTCATTGAAAGACCACGATTTATAATGAAGGGACTATATTCCGAGACAACATCAGATCTATCGCAGATCTTTTTCTCATTGATTATATTGATAATATCAAACGGACTCATTTTTCATCGCATCGTAAAATGGTTTATACCACTCTTTCTCATCTTTCCATGGCATTAGATTATCACGCTTCTTTGATGCGTATACTAACTCACCCCAATCTCCATATTCACTAACTAATCTATAAAGTTCTGGGATATCCTCAATAGTAACATCTTCGCCGTCAGCTGCTGGATAAAAGAAATCATTGCATAGTACATACAACCCAATTTCGTCACCAACATCCAAATACAATGCGTTTCTCTCAAACAAAAATAAAACCATCTCCTTAATGTCATCACCAAGAGACCTAAACCATTCTTCGGCCTTAATTTCCTTTTTGTTGATACTCATTAATGCCGCATTCCACCCATCCTGCCACTCAGTTCTCTTAGTTTCCTTCCCACCCTCAATCACCGCAGCTGGGTATATTCCCATAGATTCTACTACAGAAGATAAAAATACATCTCGTAGTTTATTTGGCGTCACTTCCATTCTATCCCCTGATTTAACATAACTTCAGTTAAAGCTGCCATCGTATTTATTTCTTGGTCGGCAACAAACGCTGCTTTATATTGATAGTCAGCTAGAATTAGAACCAAACTAGGTAGTGACTTAGGCATCATTTTTTCGGTTGCTAGGTCATAGAATGATCTAAATAGCATTGATGTATCCATGTCTGAGTTTTGAGCAACCCACTTACGAACCTCACCGTACTTTTTATCCTTTAGAGACTTCATCAAGGATGAAAATGCTTCGGTAGAAAAATTCAGAAGAATACCAGAATCAATCTTACCTGCTGCTGAATATCTCTGCAACTCATTTAGACATCTACGAAAATCTGGGAAATGTTTTTTGACAACTTCTGCTACAACCTTCTTATCAAACTCAACCCCCTCATTACTCAAAATTTCAGTGGTTCGTTTGAAGAATGCAGCCATCAACTCTGCTCTTTCAGATGTAGGAATTTTAAAATCAAAGACAGCTGAACGAGAATGGAGGGGCTCAATGATCTTATTTTTAAAGTTGCAGGTGAGAATCATTGAATGATTCCCAGCAAACTCTTCAATAAAATTTCTTAATGCGGCTTGGGCCTGCGCCGTGAGGTAATCAGCCTCATCTAGTAAAGTAACCTTTTTGCTATCACTAAATGATACTGTTGAGGCGAACTGAGCAATTTTAGTTCTAATAGTGTCGATACCATTCTCAGATGATGCGTTAATAATAAGTAGATCCGCACCAATTTCATTACACATTGCCTTAGCAAGTGTAGTTTTCCCTATGCCAGCAGTTCCAGTAAAAAGCATATTTGGGAAATGACCTTGCTTAACAAATCCCAATGCCTCATTTCTCAACGCCTCAGGTAAAATACATTCAGATACTGTTTTTGGTCGGTATCGCTCGACCCAAATCGTGTGGCGGGTGTCACTAGAAACCATAATATACTCCTAGTATTACTTAAACTCAGATGTTGCTTCAACCGCAATATATGTTGTTGAGTTATAAGTGGTATTCTCGAACTTACTAATTTTCTTTGAAGATATTTCTACCTTATGGTCACCAGGTAGTAACTTGATTTTCTCAACCTTAAAATTGACCACAAATTCATCTTTTGTGTTTGTATCCATATCAATATCAAAGTTATTGCCAGAAGGGTTTTTCAAATCCAAAACCCTGGCTACCATCTTATTTCCATC